GAGGTATCATTTCTGGAGCTTGTACAACAGGCGTTGTTGGGGTAGCTTTTAATAAATTATACGCATCAATATCATCTTGATTGATTTCAGTATCTTTGAAACCTTGACGTTTTAATTCTGCTTTAATTGCAGGGAAGATATTTTCAGCAGGTATATCCCGATCAAACACCATTTGAATAACGGAGTTACGATTGTTTCGAGTTTTTGCCCATTGTTCATTTTCAATGGTTTGGTTAACAGAAGGGATACTTGCTTCAGCTTTTGCTAATTGTCGGTCTAATATTTCTTTAAGTTGTTGATTTTTAATGTCAATTTCTTGAGCCGTTACAACATCTAACCACCATTCATTGTAATCTAAACGCTCTGCTTCCAATACTTTTTGCATTTTTTTGTAAGCCAGTTCATCCCTAACAGTTGATAACTGTTGTTCTAATTGAACCGCGTCTTGATAATCCTTATCAGTTATTTCAACTTCTTTTGTCTTAGTAAATCTATCTGCGATTTTATTCGCATACTCCATGTTGATTTCACTACCAATTGAATTGGCTTCTACAATATCGGTAAATGCTTTGATGGCATCATCCGCAGTTGTAGTTTTACCAATTTCTTCATCAATCTTTTGATTATCAACGATAGGTGCTTCGCTATCAACTACAGGCTCATTAGTATCTGGCACATTGCCTTTACGAGTTAAATTTTCATCCCTAAAGATGTTTTCGTATTCCTGTAAAGTGCTAGTGGTTTGATCGCTTGTAGGTGTTGATTGTGCTGTTGTAGTATCACTTGTTGGTAATCCACCTTGTAGCATTGATTCTGCAATCGGTGTACCTTCGGGTTGAGTTTTGTCTTTTTCTAATTCACTTATCGTAGCATGACCTCCGCCCATAGCTGTGCCAGTAACTAGACCAATAGCAGCCGCATTTGGCACACCTTCAAATAGACTTGGTTTATCTAGCGCATAGTTTTCGATAATCTTTTCAACAGCAGACTGATCCAATTCTTCGACACCTTCAATACCCATTGAGCCTGCTATCTGTTTCGCCATATCACGAATAGTCATTTCAGCGGATCGCGCCCCAGCTCTTAACGTATCAATATCGCTAATGCCTAATTTCTTAGCCGCTACGCTACCAATACCAGCTAAGAACGCATCAGCCGCACCTGCACCTGCCGCAGCAACGGATTGTTCTGGTGTGGTCAATCTATCCGGTGTTTGCTGACGGATACCTTCTTCAGCTTGTCCTGATCCGACAATAAGTTCCCCTGCTCCTGCGCCAAGCATTCCGCTGGCTTTGCCTAATGCTTTAATACCTTGTACTGCTCCACCGATGCGACCACCTACATAAGATGCTGGCAATGATTCAAGTGCCGCATTGACTGTTGATGATGGATTAGTCAACATTGATTCGACTGTCCCACTAAATGTAGGATTAGCTTCACGTTCTTTTGCCGCAGCTCTTTCTTCTGGCGATTGCTGTGAGGTTAAATATTCTTTAGCTGTTTGATAATTAACACCTTTATCTTCTAAGTATTTACCAACCTGCCCATTACTTGCCATATCAGCAATACCTGTAATGAATTCGGGAACACTTAATAAACCTTTGCTTACCGCAAGCGATCTGTCATAAGCCGTTTTACGAATAGACTCAATAGGCGAATCTATAAATGCTTGCGCTGTTTCCTTAGCAGATTGATAGGCTTTATCAGTAAACGATATATCGCTCTGCTCTACTACAGGTTGCTCTGGCGTTTGTGCTACGGGAGTTTCTACAGGTTGCTCTGGCGTTTGTGCTACGGGAGTTTCTACAGGTTGCTCGGCTACCTTTTCTTTCTCAGCATCCGTTGTTACTGGGAAATCCTGTAAGGTATCCCAGTTTGCTATTAGATAGTCTAATGCTTCTTCTTGCGTTGCGCCTTCTGATCCACTGACTGTGTATTTCTTTCCATTGGGTGCTTTAAAAGTAAAAATAGCCATAGTTTATTCGCCTGTTACTGATTCAAGGGTAAATTGTGATTTATTTGGAGCAGGTTTTTTAGTCAATGAGTTACCGTAGGTTTTTAACCATTGTTGCCTTTTTAAATCTTCCTCTTTGGCTTCTTTGTCGGATGTACCAAGCATACCGCCCGTTTTGTTCCCTATCCAACTCGATGTTGGTTTTTCTTTATCGATAACTTCCTGCGCATTGCTATATTTTAAACCCGTAGCTTCATTAGCTTTTTTAACTGCTTCTTTATCTGCCGCTTTAGCGTCTGCTTTTGTAACAACAGGTTCATTTCCAATAGTTTCACCTGTTTTAACATTTTTCCAGTATTCTATTTTATGACCATTTTCATCAACGCCTTGCATTTTGATAAGGTCTTTTTTACGCATTCCACCTTCTACCGGAGTGTCGTCATCCCCACTATCCCTACCGCCTTTGCCGACGTGTTCCGCGCGTTTCTCAGATAAGCCGGTATCAGCTTTTATTTTTGCAATCTCTGCTTCTGTTTTTTGAGCAGACAGGTTTTTAGGATCGTTAGCTTCACGTATTTTACGTTCTTCTTCTTCAAATTTAGCTTGTCTTTCCTCAGCCTTACTAATAGTTTCGTCTGCTGATTTTCGATCATATTCATAATCAGAACGTGTATTCTTTCTACCCTCTGACCTAATAGCCGCTTCTTCAATCCGTGCTTCACGCTCTGCCTCTGCTTTGGCTTTGATTTCAGCGTCTTGATCTTTGCTTAGTTTATTGACAATAGCGCCACCTAATCCTTGTGCTGCGCCTAAAGCAAAACTGGTTAACATTCCATAAGCCATAACTATTTACCTCTCTTATTTGATTGCGTAGGCGCTTTTCCTTTAGCCTTCACTGCTTGCATCTTATCATCAACGTATTTACCGTGCTGTTGGTAGTCTTCAATCTCCTGCTTACCTTGAGTGATGGCGGCTTTTAGCTGTTCTGGTGTGATGCCCATATGATCAAATAGCCTATCAGTTGTTCGCTTGGTAGTTTGAGCAATGATATCGGGAGTGACTGGTAAGCGTAGACCGCGCTCTGCGAAGTCTAACACCTTGCAAATAGTTGTTGTGCCTGCATAGATAAGCACCTCAGCCGGTAGGCTTTTCTTTGATTGCTGATAGAGAAGCCACATTAGACCGCTGACACCTTTGCTAACTGTTTCAACTAAATTAGATTGGCTATCGGGATTCTTAACCAGTTCCATGTTTTGATGCGTTTTAGGATCAAACATTAGAGTTTCAGCGGCTAAGACTGTTTTCTCGTAGCGCTGTTTATTTTCTGGCGATACCTTAGATTCTATATTCTTTTGAATCTGGATCAGCATTTCATTAGTCATGCCGGTTTTCTTTGCTGTGTCTTGCATTGTAGCCATTGTTATAGTCCTGCGTTAGCGTTCAAGCCGGTATTAGCATCGAGTGAATTGCGTAGGGTTGGGACGCTGTTCAGATTAGAGATACGTTGATTACGTTGCGCCTGTTCGTATTCATATTGTTTCTGACGGTTAGCGCTTGCTGTATTCTTTTCCATCATAGCAGCACCGCCTGTTAACGCTGAGAAGCCGCCAATGACATAATCTTTAGGCGTTAAACTAGACATGAATTTATCTAAGAACGTGCCGGAGCTTGCCGCTGTCTGCGTTGTACCTTGCGCTAACATGGAATTGATTGCACTGCCTGCCTGTGTACCTGTAGCATTAATAGCAGGGGAGAAATTTGCCGCTGCGCCTTGTATAGGACTCATAGCAGGATTAACTATTTTTGTAGCACCTCCTGCGATACCTTCAGTTATATTTGATGCGCCTTGCGCTGCTTGCGTTGATCCTTGTCCTAGCATTCCATTGATAGCGTCCTTTGCATTCGGTAAAACGCCAGTCAACATTGAATTTGCTTGGGCTGCTGTAGCATTAGCAGCGTTAGCTGATTGAATACCTGCTGTTCCCATAGCAAACTCACCACCTGCTGCTAAACTTGCTACTGCACCAGATGCAAGCGAAGCGACACCACCGGCTAGACCGACAATTGCGCCTATTTTCATTAGACCCTTATCACCTGTCACCATGCCGACTACCGACATTGCTGTGCCTGCTACCGCTGCGATTGTGCCGATAGCGCTTACTGTAGCGAGAGCTGCTGTGCCGATTGCACCCATAGAAGCCATTACGCCGCCTGCCGCGATAGCTGTGCCTGCTGCTGCGAAAGCTGTACCTGCTGCCGCCACTGCTGGAGCAATGAAGAAAGGCATTTCTTTGCGATTGAAAGGTGGTTTATGGGGATTGCCAATAGGCATACCCATTTGATCCATTTGCTTGCGGGAGAAAGCCTCACCTGCAACAAAGTTTAATTGTTTGATTGTCATAACGTCCTCACGACGATGAAGTAAAGATATAAAGATTTTGCGCGATTGTATCATATCGATACTATAATAGAACTATGCTGTAAAAGAGGAGGTGATTATTATGGCTATGAAGAAAAAAGGCGGTAAAGGCGGAGGCGGTAAAAAATGCTAAGTAAAAATATTTTTATTTGATGTTAAGTTAGAGAAGCCTGTGGGGTTTAAATCCTACAGGCTTTTTTTGTGTCCACTGATTACGTTTTAAATAGCATCAGTGAGAGCCGCATTAGTTCAGTTTAAGGAGTGGTTGCAATTCGCTTACTCTATCTTTACACAATTCAAAGATGTCATGATAGTCGAGTTGCTCACGCAAGCCGTCACCGATAGCAATTCGTATGGATGTTTCGATCATTTGCAGTACACATAGTTGCCGCGTGTCTAGTGTGTCACGTTGACCTTTGTCTATGCCGATGACCTTGTTTGTCATGATGGTGATATTAGGATAATAGAATTGCGCGTTTTTAGCGCCTTGAGCGGTAGCGTATTCAACCAGTTCCTTTATTGCATCCGTTTCATCTCTGCGTACCTGTTTACCATGCAATCGCGCCATATCCCTATTTGCGATTTGCTTTCTAGCATCTCGGAAGGCTTTAACTAGTTTTAACTTCAGTGCTACCACGTTTGGATTGTTTCGCATTAGGGTTAAGACGAAATAGCATTGATCTTCTGTGAGTAGTGCGAACCGGATTGCTTTAGAAAATCCTCCTTGAGGTAGCGGTTTACCCTTTTCCGTTTCAAACGGAAGACGGGAAAGGCTTTCTAATTCCGTTTTATATCTATCAATGCTTTCTAAAATAGTTCGATGACGATGATCAAGTTGACCAGCAAGCAAGCGGGAGTCGATGCGTAATTCTTTTTTGATTTGGATTATATCCATTTTGAAACCTCTCTATTGAATAATGCCACAATTGGCAATTACATTCTAACAGGTAAGGCTTAATAAACAAGCCGCATTAGCTGACCAGAATTTAGGCGTGAAGGCAATGAGTGCGGGAGCTTGAAAGGTGATAGCGATTCGATATTATCTTAATAAAGTGCTTATAAATCAACATATTAGGAAAATATCTAATTTCTTTTAAAATAATTTTTATTATTAAAGTTAATTAATTTAAATAATAAAGTTGATTAGTAAAATCACATCGGATATTCTGTAATCCAGCCACGAGCTGAGCGCCTAACACTTTAAACCAACCGGAGAGATATCATGAAACAAGTAACAGAACTGCAATACGCGATGCTTTGCAAAATTATTGAAGATGATTTTACATTTTCAAATGGCAACACTGTTGAAGCACTAGAAGAAGGATCAGACGGATGCCTCACATACGTTAATCAGATTATCGAGTCCGCACAGGATCGCGGAACTGCAACATCTTTAATTAATGCTGGACTTGTGAAACGCCATAACGCTGGAACTCGTGAGGATTGCATTTGGCTAACTGATGCAGCAGTTGAGTTGATGAAATTGCGTTATAAACATAACGCAAGATTTTTAAATAACTAATATTTTTTGGCGCTGTGTAACAGCAGCGCCTTTTAAACTTACCGGAGATAAGACAATGAAAGCATATAAAGTTATTACACGCGACGTTGATGGTTCAGACACACGTTATTACTCAAGCTACAAAGGCGCTGCAAAAAGATTTGAGGAGATGAGTGGTTACCCATTGCCAAAAGGGCATCATTCATTTGAAACCGTAAGCGATTACGGATGCGTCGTTAAGTTTCAAGCAAATGATAATGCAGAAATTCCTGCCTACGAAGCGCCTGTAAATGTTGAAGTTGAAAAATATGACGAAGAAGGTTGTCGTCGTGATTACATTCCATGCAGCTCACCTTACGGCACATACGGTAGCGCAGAGCATCAAATGTATGGGGATACTTGGTTTTATCAATAAATAGTTCAGCGTGTAACGGCTTACACATTAAGCCGTTATGCAGTGCGCTATTGCACTACTTAACCGGAGAGAACAAAATGCCTTATAAACTTCATATCACGATGGGAACTGCAAAGATGGAAGGGATACCTTCTTTTAACACCGCAGCTACAAAAAACCCTTTCTGCATCAAGATGAATCAATCAGCAGATAAAACACTTATCTGCACGAACTGCTATGCAGTTAACACTGAAAAACGCTATGTAAATCTAGTCGGAGCGCTGGAGCGTAATAATGATCTTTTCGAGCGCATTCTGCTCGATAGCGAATTACCAAGACTTAACTACGCCATTGCGCGTTTTGATTCATTTGGCGAAGTACATAACGAAATTCATGTTTTGAACTACTTCAACATTGCTAGAAAGAACCCCGAAACAGTTTTCGGCTTCTGGACAAAGCGCAAAGATTTAATCAAAAAGGTTTTAAAGATGGTTAGCAAACCGGCTAATGTTATCTTGATTCACTCCAGCAACAAAAAGAACAAAGTTGATAAATTGCCTGCTGGATTCGATAAAGTTTTTACAGCGCATAAGAAAAGCGATTTAAAACCTAGCATCACGATCAATTGCAGTAAATCATGTAATGACTGCCGTTTATGCTATTCGCATAACGACGTTATCTTTATCAATGAAATAATGAAATAAACCGGAGAACTAAAATGAAACTCAATAAAACTTATCAAGCGACATTATCAGCACGTCGCAACACCAATCTGATTCATTCTAGCTGGAGCGTATTTTACAAGGGAGAATACATTTGTGGCGCTGTCTATAACGGAGAGTCGATCATATCTGTTTACTTTCCTTGTGGCTTGCTGGTGCTAACTAAATCAAAAGACATTGCTAAAAAAGCGATCAGAGCATATCAAGCAGGGAGATTAGAAGCATGAAAATTAGAATAGATAAAAAGAAGTTATTCTCAGGCGTTAGTATCACTCACGAAATGATTGATTTATACCGCGAATTTAGAAAACAATTATCGCTTGATGTTGCGAACTGGTAAAAGGATATTAAACATGAAAATGCAACAGGCACATTATCAAATGATGAAGCAGGCAATTGCAGAATTGCCACGCGATCAGATGTTAGCATTTAAGGCAAACGATTTAGGCAAGAACAAAGAAAAGTTTTTTATATGGGGACTTTTCAGAGCTGCGAAATTGCACTTCACTGCTACCGATTACCTTTATTTGTATCTCGAAGACAGTCACATAGAAACCGCGCTTAAGCGCATAGCTAAAGAATTAGATTACATTTAATAACTGGAGAAACAAAATGATTACTTATTTACTTGATAATGACACCGTTGTTCGTATTGAAAGCCGCAAAGACATTGGTGACATGGTACACGCCCAAATATATGATTCTAACAGCGCTTTAGTAGACGTTAAAGGGCGTGTAGTTGATATCTTAGAGGATTATGAAGACTGGCAATAATTCAGCGTGTAGCGCTTTAGAATTAGAGCGCTATGCACTGCACTATTGCAGTAATACATTTAAATTAAAACCGGAGATATAAACATGAACACATTTTACGACGTGGTTATCGGATCAATTCTGACTACAATTTTCACTGTAGTTTTTGTTGCCGAATTGATTGTGATTTGGGGAGAATAAGCCATGATGCTGACGTATAAACAGTATATTCAATCACTACCAAGTGATTACCTGCAAATGCTGTACGATGAAGATATACACCTGTTTCAAGCATACAAAGAGTATGTTATCGCGTACAAGTCACTAGAAGCAGAGTATGGAGAGATTAAGTCATGTTGATACCGCAGAAAGCAATGAAGGTAAAAGTACCAAAGGCAATGAAGGTAAACCGAGGTCGCCCTAAAGTTGATCCGAAATTAAAATGCCGTCATTACCAGTTATCACTCGCAGGTGATTTGATAGACTTTATCGAAGGCGCTGGACTTCGATCAAAAAGCAAATTCATTAGTATGGCAATCAGAACAGCTATCGAGTTTAAAAAATATCGCTCACTGCCTTATGACAGATGTTTAGATTGTGGTTGCGATATGACAGCGCCACTTGACCCAATGGACGGAGCGAAAACCTACGTTGATGAAGATGGTAAAATCTTGGACGTTTTTGTTCAATGTGAAGGTTGCGGAGGGAGAGCTGGACACAGGCAATACGATCCGCGAAAACATGGAATAGAACCCGAAGTATAAAAATATAGCCGGTTTAATCACCGGCTTTTTTGTATCTGCCACGGTTTAAATCAAAACAGCGTAGACATAGTAGACATAGCTGATCCTATTTATATATTTTTTACTATTAACACTAAAAAACACTAATATTTACCTAAACAAAACTGTTTTCCCAATCGATAAAGAATATACTTTAACTATGTCTACTATGTCTACATTAGAGAGAAAGGTAGATAATTCAAGGGATACAGCGTAGACATAGTTGATTTTCAGCTATGTCTATTTTGCCAATATAGACATAGTACTATGTCTACACTTTTAGTTTTAGCGTAGACATAGCTGGACGCTTTTTTACCCAATGTAGACAGAGTTAAACGCTAAAAATCAACTTATCTTGTAATGCTTTTTTGCTGTAATCCATACGTCATTTTCATTAGCGGAACTCTTGCGCCACAACGTATGCTTCTTTTTCAATCCGTCAGGCATAGGCACATTAATTCTATCTTGCATTTTTTCATAACCCAATTGCAACAATATCCGATTAAGCGCAGAGGTTTTCGGCAGTTTGTTTGCAAGCGATGGTTCAAATTCCTCACGATTCAATTTGCTCAAAAGTGTCACGTCCAAGATAGTTTCATTAATCACGTCACAATGATAATGTGCAATCAAGTCTTTCACTTCCTCCGAATCATGCGACACAGAATAGCCAATCATTTTCTCTCTCGACAAAGTTTTAGGCGCTCGACCTTTCGGCACAAAGTCCGCGCTAATTTCCCGTTTCATAAAGTAGTGACAGATAGCATCCATGCGTCTATCTGTTTCGTTAAACAACTTTACAAAGTACGCATTGGTTTCGTTCTCACCGCCAAGAAGCTCAAACAAATGCTCCTCACTTTGACAACGACTATATAAAACACAATAGCGACGATCCCCCGAAGTAATCGGCAGAGCGTCTTGATAATTGGTTAAAAGAAAATACGACGTGAAGTTAGGCACAGTGCGCGAATCACAAAACTTCTCCTCCACTTGAATTGTGTCGTTAGTAATGTATGGTTTCATCCTGTCGATAATCGACCACCGGTTATCACCCGAAATCCTAATCTCTTCAACAATATTCAGCACCGATCCATATGCCCAACCACTAAACGTCCCTTTAGTAAACTGATTAGGATCAAGCTGCGTAGCATTGCTCCCAAGTATCCCCTGCAAAATCTTAGTAAAGTATGTTTTACCGCCTCCTTGCGTACCCTGTAAAAGTATCGCCCAATTAATCCTATCCCCAATCTTCTGCACAATATGACTCATCCAGTCTAGCAGTATCACACGCTCTTTCGGCTCGACTAGCGTGAACTCCAGATGCTTGAGCATCATATCGATGACCTTTTGACCATCTTCATCAAGCACTTCACATGGCTCAACACCGCGTTTCTTATAAGAGTTTACATACCACAGTTCTTCATACTTGAACATCGACTCAGCAAGCGGAAAATACATTTTGTCTATTGCTGTTCGCATCTCCCAATCGGTTAACGCCATAGACGACGCAGACCGCTCCGCTGCGATACACTCCTCCATGCGATCAAACTTAGCGTTGAACGCTTCGCGCTTGATACTATAGTTAAACTTTAAATCGTGGTATTCACACGACTTCTCGATAAACACCCAGTCACGAACCCAGCTAGGCGACTCAATGACCGTCACACCCTTCTTAGCAGGACACAGTTCACGAAAGATTGCGGCTTTAGTCATCCCCTCGCCCTTACCCCATCCATCAAAGATATCCTGTGCGATCTGCTGGCGTTTAGTGAGCGCAACAACGTGAGCAGGTATCTTGCTAAGTTTACGACGCAACTTGTCGTACTCCTGCTCGCAATTGACCTCGCGCCCGACACCATCGGCTACACTCTCAATCATCTTCTTGGCTTCGTCACGGATGACAACGCCTACACTAATACCGCGATCCTTCACCATCTTAATAACTGAAGCGAACGTCAACGGACGCGCTCGCTTGTCACTGGTAAAAGACCGCCATTTGCTTTCACTAAGCCGAGCATCGAACTTATCGCTGTTAGCTGACCACTCGAACCACCGTGCCTTCCCGTAGTCATTACCTCTATATTGATGGTGCAACGCTTGACCCACCGTGATCCACTTAGCGTAGTCCTCTGCTTCATCTGCCATCGCATCAAGGTAGGAGTCCACTTCTTCATCGCTGAGTTCTAACGGCTCATGTGCGATAGCCACCTCAAGGAAGTTATCGTCGTCAACGCTGTCATCAACAGCATCAAACTCCGACACAGAATTTACCGGTAAACTTAGCGGTAAACTTAGCGGTAAATCCACATCAATTTCCCCACCGGCAAGCACCAGCGTAAAACTCTCATCCCGAAGTTCAGCGCTCACACTCGGCATATACATAAATTGAGCAGGCTTAAAAGCACTCTCATCAATCTTCAAGTCGGTAAGCGACGCAAACCAGCGCATCACAGCAACGTACTCATCACCGGTAATCTCTCTGCTGAGTGGTAGCACAACGCGGAAACGATATGCGCCAGCACTACTGCGCCATGTGCTGTAAGCAACAAGCGCAAAGCCAAGCATCTCAAGCTCGAAAACAATCTCGTCATAATCCATCTCGCAATCATCAATATCAATAGTGAGAAGTGATCGACACTCTAAGTTTTCTGTGTTGCGATAACCTTCTTTGAACGACCCACCGCAGAACCAGCCACACTGCTCTTTGCTTTGCGCTACTTTGTGTTTACCAAGTACGCGACACACCGCGTCCCAAGTTACCGTCTTGTTTTCGCATACAGCACTATTTTTTTCACCGCGACTAATGCGGTAGGTTTTATTAGACTCCACCATGTAAACCTCGAATTATCTTTTAATTATGGGTAAATCCACTGCTTTAATAGCACCATTTGTCAATTGCTCAACTTGTATCGCTCTGTTTGCCGGTATCTTACCTTCGGATACCCAGTACGACACTGCCGCTTTAGTTACGCCCAGCTTCTTTGCTAACACGACCTGCTCACCACCAAACCACGCTACAACATCATCAACGGTCACACTGTGACCAATTTCTTCATTTTCCATTTGCATCTCTCTGAGAGTTAAGTTAAGATTGACTCTCATTTTACAACAACAGAGAAAAAACACAATGAATGATTTAACTAAACTCTCAAATGAACAACTTGGTGACTTTATCCAAATCAGTTTAATACATGGCACAAACACGCAGTTTAGCTATGAACTCTTGCATGAAGTGGCATCACGCCTAAAGCACACAGATGAAATTATCAAAGCAGGTATCAGCAATGGTATTCACGACACGCTGACTAAACAAAGCACGGCATTCAAGTTTAGACTTGAGGACGTTGTACAAACCCTTGATGATGCACTTGCACCGGCAATCATTGAAGATAACAACGAAATTGTTGAAATGCTCACTATTGATATAACTAGTTACGAAGCAATGGACAAAGCAGTAAAGGAAGCGTTTGAAGAAGAACCAGTGGAAGAAGCACCTGTCAAAAAAGAACCTAAGAAGAAAGAAAAACCAACTGTAAAGGAATCCTTGACAGTTGAAACTTTGCAACCTGTTGAAATAGTTGAAGAAACTCCATCAATCACAGCAGAAGCGCTCAAAACTAAAGCACTGGAGATGCGTCAAAAGAACACGATATCACGAGATGCTATCACAGCGAAACTAGCAGAATATGGCGCAACGACTATTTTAAAACTTGATCCCACTGTTTATAACGAATTCAACGTATTCTTGGAGAGCCACAATGTTTAAAACTAAACAACAATTTTATATTTACGATTACATAGACATAAATGTTTTTACTGACGGTATTATCGGCAGTCTTGAAATAGCATTACCTGTATTTAATTTATCTGATCCTATTACAACTAATCATAGCGGCACTGGGTTTTTTGCTGAAATTCCAAACTGCATTAAATTTGTCCAAATTAACCATCTAAAAGTTGTTGGCGAATGGGAGTTAGCGCTTTCTTATGATATGGAGGAGATGTTAGAAAAGTTAACATCTAAAGGTTTAAACTCTAATCAAATCGATTTAGTTTACGAAAAAATTGTTGATAACTTTGTTGATAAAGAGGCTATGCTTTTACCAGAATATAACTTTTATGTTTATGAAAGTTTAGCATCATTAAACAATGAGTTATCAAGAATCAAATGGCAATCACGAGGTAAAAACAATGTCTAATTTAGTATTAAGTCCAGCAGAAATTAGAATCGTTTTAGATTCTTTGCCTAATTTCCAATCTGTTGTTGAATTGGTAGCACATGAAGAAACTAAACGTAAACTAAATGAATTCATTGCCCATGTAAGTGCAAAAATTCTTTTTTCTACAAACTCTGAAAAATTTGTAAAGGATTTAGATTTTTATATTGGTGAGGAATTTTATGACGATTGGGAAACTGCTATGGGGAGAGAAGGTTATGAAGACGGTTATAAATGGGAAATCCCCACTATTTACGATTTGATACAAATAAATCAATGTATGGATAACCCTTTTACAAATGACGAAGTATATTGGTCAAGCGATCCTTACCGTAAATTAGAAGCAGAAACTTACCAATTCTATAGTGACTCAATTAAAACCAGACCTAAAAAAGAAAGTAATTACTGTTTTTATATTTCACGCAAAGGTGAGCAAAATGTCTAATGAAGAAACACCTAAACACTCGCTACTAAGTGCAAGCGGTAGCGCTACTTGGCTGTATTGCTCCGGTAGCGTCGAGGCACAAAAGCCATACAAAGAGTCGCGCAGTGGATTTGCAGACGAAGGCACGGCAGCGCATGAGCTTGCAGAACTATGTCTAAAAGGTAATCTCAATCCGTATGACTTTGAAGGCAAAACCCTACCAGAAACAAACTGGATTACCATAGACAAAGCGATGTGCCGCCATGTAAATGATTACATGGACTTCATCGAGGAATTCAAAGGTCACAAAATCTACGAGCAGAAACTCGACTACAGCGAGTATGCACAAGACGGTTTCGGAACAGCAGATTGCGTGATACTGGATGGTAATACCGTCATCATTATTGACTTGAAGTATGGACAAGGTGTTAAAGTCAATGCAGATACCACGCAAACTAAAATCTATGCGCTCGGTGTACTGAGCGAGTTTGGTATGCTCCAAGACATTAAAACCATTCGGATGTTTATTTATCAACCACGACTTGATCACGTTGACGAAAACGTGATGACTATTGATGAGCTACTACGTTTTGGTGAATGGGTAAAAGACAGAGCACAACTGGCTATGCAACCCAATGCACCGCTCACAGCAGGTGATAAGCAATGCCAATGGTGTAAGCACAAGGCAAGATGCCCAGAGCTTATGCGGTACACTGAGAGCGCGATACAGAATGAGTTTGCAGACTTTGATGATATGGTGAGTGTTAATCGCTTAAACGATGAGCAACTTAGCATTGCACTGAGCAGCGCTCCGTTGATTAAATCTTGGTTGAGTGCTGTCGAAGAAGTCGTTAAAGAGCGCCTAGAGTCGGGAGAAGGCTTCAAAGGATACAAGTTAGTTGAAGGTCGCAGTTCACGCGATTGGATAAATGAAGATGACGCAATCGCTGCCTTGTCTTATACACATGATGATGCAGATTTGTACGAAATTAATCTTATCTCTGTGGCTAAATTCGAGAAGTTGGTAGGCAAGAAAAACATAAAACAGTTTGAAAATCTGATAGTTAAGAAAACAGGTAAACCCACTGTTGCTCCAGAAACTGACCCAAGAAAATCCTTGTCAGTTTCTAGTAATGATTTTTCTGATTTTGACGATTGACAGTTTATGTAAATCAATCTAAACTTAACTCAACTTAGCTCTCCGGTTGAGTTGTTACCGAGGATGGGAAATCACTTTAATAATGGCGATTTATCAATAACCCATCCTCACTTTAATCCCATAATCCATAACGCCATAAGGCAAGAAGGTTAAAATGTCAGATACACAAATTAAATTAGGTGAAGTTCGTTTGTCTTTCCCCTCTTTGTTTCGCAAAGCAGTTTTCGACAATGTTGAAACTAAATACGAAGCAACCGTATTAATGCCTAAAGACAGCAAACAACACAAAACTGTCCAAGCCGCAATTGATAAATTCATTGCGCAAACATTCAAAGACGGTGCGCCTAAAGGCTTAAAGATCACCTGTTTTATTGATGGTGATGACAAAGAATATGATGGTTACGCAGATATGATGGCGCTAAAAGGATCATCAAACAAACGTATCCCTGTATTCGATAAAGACCGCGCTCCAATTACCGAAGATGACGACAAAGTGTACGCTGGATGCTACGTTAATGCTATTTTTGACTTCTGGTATTCATCTCATCCAAAAGGCGGTAAACAAATTCTTGCCAATCTACTTGGTGTTCAATTCAAGAAAGATGGCGAAACCTTCTCTGATGCTAAAGTCGCAAGCGCTGATTTATTTGACGACGAATCAGAAGAAGATGATTTCTAAATACTCTGTGTCCTCAGTGTGGTGAAAAGACGATTGGATTAACATCGTAAAAGTTAATTGACAGCTTGGAAAGACAAGCATTATCAATAATTACTATTGTCGTCTAAATAGCGTAGGGCAACTTGCTAACAAGCCGGTAAATCTAGGTTCGATTCCTAGCAATAGTAATTATTGATAGTTAATGTGCAGGCTGATGCACAGCGGTAATGGCACGTCGGTGCGAATAGGAAACTTGGGAGTGGTTGAAAGTACACCACCAAATAACACTAAGCCGGAGATCAGCACCGGCAACTATTATGACAGCTTGGAAAGACAAGCACTATGAATAAAACGCTTTGAAAGATAGCGGAGGCCTTACTATAACTCTAAGCGCATAGTCGTTATAGTATAAAGCGCGAAAGCGGGGAAACCTCGGTAAAGCCGACAGTTGTAAATCGATGTGCAATTGTTTGGAAGAAGTAACGGGCGTTTTATTGATAGTTATCAAAGCCTAGACCAACCGCGTGTACATGCGGGAACGTAGTATGGTAACTATCAACAGCACGACTGCAAGAGCGAAACTTGAGTGCTTGTGCTCCGGACGCTGTAACCGGAAACTAAAAACACGGCCACCACTCATTGCAGTTTATGGCGTGGTGGTTTTTTACTATCACTAAAAGCATTGCTCGTAGCGTACCGCAATTCGCAACCTTACAGCCTTTAATATCGGTAAAGCGCACTAGCTACGCGCTCGATTCGGGTTGAGATTACCGGTGACGGTAATTCACTAACTACATAGGGAAGATTAGAACTGATTGTAGTGGGGTAGTAAACAGTGCT